AGGTTTTTGTAATTCCATGAATAAATTACATAATGTTTCTTCAAGTTCTGCGCTCATTATAGGTGGTCTTATTCCTAATTTATCTTTTATAAATGGAATATGTTCATAATATTTATTGTATCCCAAGTTTTTCAATATTTCTTTGGTTTTTTTATTTGTTAAGTCGCTAAGACTTATACGTTCTTTTTTGATTTGATTTTTAATATTTTCAAATACCTCGTCGGGTATATTAGTGCTTTCTTTTGCTTGAAATTGTGCTAAAATTTCTTTTAAATGATTTATTCTTTTATAAGCATAAAAGCATACTTCTTTTGGTGGTTCTTTATAAGATGGTTTATCTATTTCAATTAAATATTTAATACTATTGGAACAATTACTACATATAGACATCCCTTCGCTTTCTACATAAACCATCTCCCCTCTTTTACATAAATTACAAATATCTGATGGGTAAATAAATTTATCATAATTTAAGTATTTAGAATCAATATTGTTAAAATATTTATCAATAAAATTATTATTGTTTGTTTTAGTATAATTTTCATCTGTTATTTTAGCATTATTTGTTTCATCTGAGATATTTAATGAGAAAAATTGTTTTACTATATTATTTTTATCCGAATTCTCAAATGTTTCATTTGTAGATATATTCTTTTTATTTTCAAAATAATCAAAAATGTATCTAGAATTATTTAAATAGTAATTCTTTTCTTTTGTTTTGAGAGATCGTATCATATTTTTATATTTATTAATATTATCTAATATTTCCAATTTGTTTTTTGATTTATTTAACACGGATTCAAGTTTATCGATTTGTTTCAAGTATTTAGGAATAACTACCTCTTCATTATATTTGAAAGATTTTATTATTTCATTATGTTTGCTATCCAATGTAGTTTTAATAGCATTAAATTTTTTCATTTACTAGAGACTATATTTTTAAGGTAGTAAAAATTTATATAATAATATTTTTAATTATTTAATTTAGTATTTAATTTAATTATTTAATTTAATTATTTAATTTAATTATTTAATTTAGTATTTAATTATTTAAGTATTTAATTATTTAATTATTTAATTATTTAATTATTTAATTATTTAATTATTTAATTAAATTAATTTACAAAAAATTTTTTTCTTTAGGAATATTATAAAAAAATGGCTGGTGGATTAATGCAATTAGTCGCCTATGGCGCTCAAGATGTTTATTTAACAGGTAATCCCCAAATTACCTTTTGGAAAGTAACTTACCGTAGACACACCAACTTTGCGATGGAATCAATTGAACAAACTTTCAATGGTCAAGCTGATTTCGGTCGCAGAGTTACTTGCACCATTTCGCGCAATGGTGATTTGGCTTACCGCACTTACTTACAGATCACTCTTCCTGAAATTGGTCAATTTTTAGGCAACGGTGGTGATGATGTATATGCTAGATGGTTAGATTTCCCTGGCGAGCAATTAATTTCTCAAGTTGAAGTTGAAATTGGTGGTCAGCGTATTGATCGTCAATATGGTGATTGGATGCACATCTGGTGCCAATTAACTCTATCAAAAGAACAAGAACGTGGATACTACAAGATGATCGGTAATACTACTCAATTGACATACATTTGCGATCCAGATTTTGCGGAAGTCGATGGTCCTTGCTCTGCTGATGGCATCCGCCAAGTTTGTGCTCCTCGCAGAGCTCTACCAGAAACAACCTTATATGTTCCCTTACAGTTCTGGTATTGCCGTAATCCCGGTTTAGCCCTACCTTTAATTGCTCTTCAATACCACGAAGTAAAAATCAATTTAGACATTCGCAATATTGAAGAGTGCTTGTGGGCGGTAGACAAACTTGACGGAACTGGTGTAAAAGTTAATAACGCATACAAACAATCGCTAGCTGCGGCGTCTTTATTTGTTGATTACATTTTCTTAGATACTGATGAACGTAGACGCATGGCCCAAAATCCACACGAATACTTAATTGAACAATTACAGTTCACCGGTGATGAGTCGGTTGGTTCATCGTCAAACAAAATCAAATTAAATTTAAATCATCCATGCAAAGAATTAATCTGGGTAGTTCAACCAGATTCAAACGTTGATTATTGTTCTTCGATAACATCAGGCAGCGAACTAAATAAACTATTAGGTGCCCAACCATTCAACTACACTGATGCGTTTGATGCCTTACCAAATGCTGTTCATGCGTTTGGTGGCAAGCAAGCAATAAGTTCATCGGGAACTGGCAGCTCCACCTTTATTAATGCCAGTGGAATGTTCCAAGACCCATTTGCCAATGATGTTTCTACAAGCGGAGCAGTCGCGAGTGGATGGGGTGGTGCCTCCAATACTACAGACTCGGGTGTTTCGGATGCTGGAACTTTCGTCTTAGCCGAAACTGCCTTAGACATGCATTGCTGGGGTGAAAATCCAGTTGTTGTTGCCAAATTACAATTAAACGGCCAAGACAGATTCTCGGAACGTGAAGGAACATATTTCGACTTGGTTCAACCTTTCCAGCACCACACTCGTGCGCCAGACACAGGCATTAATGTTTACTCGTTTGCGCTAAGACCAGAAGAACACCAACCATCTGGCACATGTAATTTCTCAAGAATTGATAATGCCACATTACAGTTAGTGTTATCCAATGCTACTGTTTCGGGTGTAAGCACTGCTAAAGTTAGAGTTTATGCTGTTAACTACAACGTGCTCCGCATTATGTCGGGTATGGGTGGTCTAGCTTACTCGAATTAAATATTTTTAAATTACTAATATTTTTCTATTAAAGTTTTCTTTTATTAAAACAAAACTTTAGTGCTTTTTAAATATATATTGTAAAATATATAAGCATACTATGAAAACATCATTAGTCATAAATAGTTTTTATATTACATATATTTTTTTAATTACTACTTCTGTAATTACATTTATTGAAGCGTTAAGAAGTCCTATTCCACAAGTCCGTCATATTTTAAATTTAGAAACTTGTATTTCGGTTATTGCTAGTTACTTTTACGGATTATTTATAGCCGAAATAAATAAATCACAAGATGAAAAAAATACAGAAAATAAAGAAAATAAAGAAAATAAAGAAAATAAGTCTGTCGACAACATTCCTATAGAAAAAATTAATAATATGCGCTATTCTGACTGGGTAATCACTACTCCTTTTATGTTATTGGCCCTTTCTATGGTATTAGGGTATGAAAATAAAATAGCAGTTAGATTTAAACCATTTTTACTAGTTATATTTTTTAATTTTTTAATGTTGGGTTTCGGATATAGCGGGGAAATAGGTTTACTAAACAGGGGTTTAGCCAACTTTATAGGTTTTATATTCTTTTTTCTAACATATGGCACAATATGGAAACTTTTTATGACATGTTCAAAAGTAACATATCAATCTAAAGTAATATTTTGGTTATATATAGGTTTATGGTCTTTGTATGGAGTATTTTATCAAGCAAATGAAGCAACTAAAATGATAGGATATAATATGTTAGATTTAGTTGCCAAAGCGTTTGTTGGAATTTTCTTTTGGTTATATTTAACCAAATCTGTAGTATTTTAATGTTTTATTTTAGTATAAATGAATATTATTTCAAATACTATAATTACAAAAGAAGATCGTAAGAGAGAAAGAAAGCATAATGCTGTAAAATTACCAGAAAATATAGAACAATGTGATGTACCTATTTATGTTAATTATTATAAAGAATGCTATGATCAAAAAAACAAATGCTATAGAGAATATTTTAAAATAGAAAAACATCCTCACAATATAGATGATAAATTGTATGTATCATCTAAATCAAATAAAATAAATATATTAGAAAAATTAGAAGAAATTAAAAAAATGTTATTAATTATTGAAGAAGAATACGAACATTATAAAAAAAATAATGAAACACAACTGGTTGTAAAAGACGATACACAAGTTGTAAAAGACGATATACAAGTTGTAAAAGACGATACACAAGTTGTAAAACACGATATTCAAGTTGTAAAAGACGATATTCAAGTTGTAAATATTTCACAAAACAAAAAAATTTCAATTGTCTTACCAAAATATATTGCTATCAGAAAACACGAAACAGAAGCCCATAAATATTATTTAATATACGATAAAAAATCAGGCACTAAAAGAAATACATTAAGAGCATTATGTTCAAATTCAACATTATTAAAAACAAATTTAGAATTATTTATACAAAAAATAGAAGAAAAATTTGATACATAATACATTACAAAAAATATATAAATATATAAATATATAAATATTGTTCTTGTAATGTTTTTAAAATTAAAAACAAAAAATTATAAATTCAAAATATTACTCTTAAATGATGATATAATGTATTTAGTGAATAATTTAACAAATATAAAATGTCATGTTTGTAATAAAAAATATAAACTACAGCACGATTTTTATAAGAAACAAGGCAAATTTTATTATTGCTCTAAAAATTGTTATCATTTTATTTAATTAACATGGATTTTTAGCTTCTATTAACCATTGAATACTTTTTTTATCTAAAATTCTTGTATTATTAAAATGTTGTTTTAATAATTCAAGAATATTTACACTACGTGGTCCGGGCGGGTCGCATTTATAGACTTCATCAACAATACCTATATATACTAATCCGTCTGGATTTAATAGTTCTTTAATTTTAATCATTACATTATTATATTGTAAATATGGCATATTCCATAAAAAGCATGTAATTACATCAAATTTATTAGAATTATCCATTGTTAATAACTCTTGCTTTAAAAGTGTGATTTTTTTATTACTCCACATCTCATGAAAACGTGAAGAATCTATATCAATACCCACAACACTTGATGCGCCAACATGTACTAAATTTTCACAATTTGCTCCATTTCTTGTTCCAATATCTAAGCAACTTTTATTAATAAAATTACAGGAATTTTTCGATAATTGATTATAAACATCATAAGCATAATAGTCAAAAATCATTTTAATAATAAAAAAAAATAATTTATAATTAATATTATCAATTTTTTATAAAAAAAATTTAGAATATATCTATATACATTTATGTGTCTTTATATAAAAAAAAATTGATTTAAAATTTTATTAAATTTATTATAAACATTATTAGTATATTATGGCGCTATTTACTCAAGAGGTTGTTGCTATTATTGATCGTTCAGGTTCTATGTGCGGTAAGGAGCAAGATACAATTGGTGGAGTAAATTCTTCATTTGAAATTATTAAGCAAGATTTAAAACCAAATGAGCAAGTAAACGTATCTATTAAATTATTTGATCACGAAGAAAAATTGTTAATTAGATCATTAAATATTACAGAAGTTAGACCAATTGAATTAAGACAATTTGTTCCACGAGGACAAACAGCATTATATGATGCTATTGGTTCCACGCTTACATATTTCATGGAGAAAAAACTTCACGATCCAAATTGCTATGACAAATGTTTGATTTATGTTGCTACAGATGGTTGTGAAAATTGTAGTAAAAAATTTAATGCGAAGTCTCTTAAAAAACTTATTACTAGCGCACAAGAATCGTATAATATTGAACTAATTTATTTAGGTGCTAATCAAGATGCTATTTTTGAGGCATCCAAAATTGGTATTTTACCAACTCACGCTATTGATTATAGCGAAACACAAGAACAATGTATGTCAGCATATAGGTCTGTTGGAAATGTTGTAAATAGGCAAAAAAGTAGTATGAGAACAGCATTTACGCAAGCAGAACGCACCGAATCTTATTCTGGTCCTAAAACACCTGAACCAATTGCTCGCAACAGCGAACCACCTCCTTTAAGACGTCAAAAAAGCATTTACCCTTAAAGTAATTAAATTATTTCATAAAAAATCATCTACTTATTAATATTAACAATAACAATAACAATAACAATAACAATAACAATAACAATAACAATAACAATAACAATAACAATAACAATAACATATAAAAAATATTTTTTTAACTTATAAATTTTATAAATTAAAAAAATTCTTCATACATTGGGTGGGGTTCGAACCCACGAGGCCGAAGCCATGCGAACTTGAGTCGCACCCCTTAGACCGCTCGGGCACCAATGCTTAAAAAAGTGAATAGATTGTAGCAACCTATTAATTTAACTTGTAAAATTGTCTTTATGTTATTTTTTTATCTATTAATGATTATTATTTTTATTTTATAAAAATAAAAATAAAAATAAAAATAAAAATGATCGTACATTGGATGGGATTTGAACCCATGAGGCCGAAGCCATGCGAACCTAACTCGCACCCCTTAGACCGCTCGGGCACCAATGCTTAAAAAATGAATAGATTGTAGCAACCTATTAATCTTACTTGTAAAATAGTCTTTATATTATTTTTTTTTATATTTATAGTAAAACATTTCTTATAGATTTATTAATATGATAAATCAAGGGAACATAAAATATGGAAGTCATATTTATAATATATAACTTAATTTGTTGTTGTTTTTTCATATACACATAAACATATTTAATATCAAATGTTCCAAATGTTGCCCAATAACACCATAATAAATTAGTTAAACACGCTAAAAACGAATGATAGAATGTAACGCTGGTAGGTATATAAATATTTACATATAAAAATGGTAAATTATGTAAAATAATATTTCCAATGTGAAAAATAGGCATTGGCAATTTTTTTCTAATAGCCATTCTCTTAAAAGTTGTGTTATCTATAAAATATGCCCCATTAAATGTTATAAAAATTATATGATTCCAACAATAACTTATACTATATAAATAATCATAATTTATATAATTGCTATATGGTTTAAAATAACATAAAATAAATAATGCTAAGTTTATATTTGTAAAAGGAATAATATTCTCTCTAATAATAAACTCCATAATTAAAATAATAATTAATAATTAATAATTAATAATTAATAATTAATAATTAAGAGTAATAAATGTTTAAATTCTATTAATTATGAATTATTTGCTATGTGATATTTCTGTAAAATTCTTTTTAATATATAATATATAAAATGGCAACTAGACAAGCACCACCCGAAAGTGCGAATAACTTTGCTTTAGGAACAAAGAAGCGAGGCAATGACGGTAATATATGGGTCATAATACAAACAAAAAATAGTAAGCGATGGTCTAAAGTGAATAAAACAAAAAAAAATACAATTACTAAAACAACTAAAGGAAACAATAAAACTAAAAAATATGCTATTCAAAAAAGCAAAAAATATCACATATCAGTAGATAAATTAAGACAACTACTTAAAAAATATAATGTAACAACAAGTGGTTCAAAAGAAAAGATGGCACAAGGTTTATTTAGATTGAGCAGTTCAACAATCGAAAGTACTGATTTAGAATCAATTTATCATTTATTAGATAAGGGTCAAAAAATAAAAGCAACAAAACTCATACATGATAGAATTAGAAAACCAATCACCAATTATAAGGGAATGTATGAACCACTAACAAAACCAATAAGTTCAATGACGCGCGAAGAGTTAATAAAGAATTTACAAAAATTTAGAGATAGTTGGGAAAAAATTACTACGCGAGACCAAGATTTATCAGATGAACGTTTAAATAGTGAACCAACTGAGAGACTACGTAATCAAATTAAATTTTATTATAGTGATGATGCAAAATTATTAGCCGAAGATTGGTTACGCAAATAAGTTTAATTTTTTAGTTTTCAACAAATTAAAATTGATAAGGTTAGAATTTATTTAACAAATAAATATAAAAATATTATATACATTTTAATGGCACCACTTATTATATCATTTGATGGAAATATTGGATCAGGAAAATCAAGCATTATGCGTTATTTAGAAAAAAACTTCGCAAAATATTGTGCGTCAAAAGACAATAATTGTAAGATCTGCTTTTTACAAGAACCAGTTTCAAGTTGGGAATCAATTGGAGATGCTAACGGAAAAAGTATTATTACGCACTTTTATGAAAATAATGAGCGCTATAGTTTTGCGTTTCAAGTAATGGCATATACTAGTCGTTTGTCTTTGTTAAATGAAGCACTAAAAGAAGATTATCATGTTATTATTACAGAACGCTCCATTTATACAGACAAATATGTATTCGCAAAAAGTCTATATGATGCTAAAAAAATGAATCTTATTGAATATCAAATTTATTTAAAATTGTTTAATGAGTTTCAAACTATTTTTCAAGATTTAAAAATAGTTTATATTAGAACTAAACCAGAGATTTGTGATTTGCGTGTAAAACATAGGGGTCGCCTGGGAGAAACTATACCTATTGAATATTTACAAGATTGTCATCATTATCATGAT